GTCGAGATATTGGCGGCATTGCTCAGGGCGTAAGAGATTTTATCCCGGGATACCTTGCCAGAAGCCAACAGGACTTACTCCCCATGTCTTCACAAGATGCCATATCTAAAATTATGCAAGAACAGCTACTTAGATCGACTGGTGGACTTCTTACAATACCCGACTAAGTCTTTGATTTCTTTGGCTTTTCTACCTGGGAATGGTCTAATTTTTTATCGAGCTCTGTAATTAATTCAGCGGCCTGTTCACAAAATTTAAATAAAGCAACTGGGTTAGGCACTCTGTGCGGTAAAGATAATCTTTCAACTAATTCTTTTTGTTCTACTGTAAGCATGGTTCCCTCCATTTTTATACATTTTAAATCAGTTAAAGTTGTAATGCAAATTGCTTCGTGTTATCAGTCAATTACCGCAGTTTAAATATTAGACATATTTACTGTTCTCCCAAACTAAGCCCCACAGCTCTCTCGTGGGGCTTTTTTTTCTTGCCTTTATTTTGTGTTAACTTTATGTATTCACCATAATTAAATTTATGGAGAACTAATATGAATGAAGAAGTTAAAACAATTCTAATGCGATTGCGAAGAAAAGTCGAAATAGTTAGAGACGATCAGAAACGCACTGGCAGCCCTAATGTACACCACAGTGGTGAGATGTTATCCTTAATAGATATGTTAGAGAGGAAGCTCGGTGAAAAGTAATTTGATGATTGAAATGTACGAAAGTGCATATCGCCGGGCGTGGGAAGAATTACGAAAAAAAGAACGTAAAGATAAAAGAGAAAAGCGTAATTCATACCAGCCCAATAAAGTTTTGGGCGATTTAAATGAGGAAGTTGAAAAGCCGGAGATTATATTAGAGCTTTCAGAAAAAGCCAAAAAAGTTAATCTACTTTTAAAAAAGGGCCTCAGTGCAAAAGAGTGTGGTCAGGTGCTAGGTTGTTCGAGGCAAGCGGTAGTACAGGTGAAAAGCAGATACGGATTACCTAGGTAATTCGTGCGACGGCGATTTTGTGTTACAATACACCCAGAGTATTAAAACGTCGCCGTCGCGAACTCCTATTTAGCAGAAAGAGTAGTTGAGACAATGGAATATATTACTGGACTTTTTATTTATTACGTCGTGGCAAATACAAATGTTTTTACTATTATTTGGTACGAAAGCGAAAAAGAATGTCTGGAGGCAATGATAGATCAAGCGCCTCTGTACATAAGTTTAGAGGCAGAGGCGATGCTCTGCAAAAAGTCGGACAAAATAAGCAAGCCAATACCTAGGCCGAAGATACGGCCTGAGGCAGATACTTAGCCTATCTTTTCAAAGTGAGGTCCGTCCATGAAGGGGCGTCGTGACTGAGAACGTCTTAGATCTATGTATGCATTCATAGCCTCTTCCATTGTGCCTTCCCATTTACGGATATCCATTGGATAAGGCATTTCTGGTGTACCCCATGCGGCTCCCCAACAAATAGGAACGCCCACCTGTATGGCTGCCTGTTTCATGGCGTCAGCTATATCATCATATACATTGAGCTCCCAGCAAGCGCGTCCGTTGACGTATGCCATGAGATCGACGGCCTTACCCTCTAGATGTTTAGATTTTAGCGTTTGGCTGGCCCCAGAAGCTACAAGCTCCTTCTGTTGTTCGAGGGTTCTCATGCCTTGTACAACTCCGAAGTCGATTTTATCACTTAAAGTTATAGCCATTTTAACGACGGCCTGTAGATCCTCGTCTACACCCTCCAGCCTGTCGAGGCTGCGTCTGCTTAGTTTAAAACTCATTTCTTAAAACCTTTCATTGTACGTATTCCAAAACTCGCGGCGATTGAGGCATACATGGCCCAACTAAACCACTGGGGTGCAGCCTGTAAATTTTCAAAGCCCTGCTTCATATATGGCTGTAGCCAAGGCACGAAGCTTCCTAGCACAATTGCAATAAAACAAAGCGTCCAAGCCTCGTCTTTCCAACTGTCAGCGCTGGCCTCTATTGCTGCCTGTTCCCAAGAAATCTCGCCGGTGGCAAGTTTCATTTTTGTCTCTGCCTCGGCTTGTTTTATCTTGGCCTTGCTATCAATAAATGTCGTAGCCAAATTTGCTACGCTTGAAAGTATACCTATCATTTTTTATTCCCCATGTTTGTGAAGCCAAAGTAAGCGCCGACTAGAGCCGAGACACTAACAATGTAGATGTTTGCAATGTCGGCAATTAATTCAGCGGCTGCATCATACCCGGCGATAGACGCTGCAACGATGCCAAGCGGATAGAAAATGAGGCCACTGATAGCCACCCACGTCATTTTTAACTGCGCGTTGCGCTTGTGGTCCATGTCTTCAATTTCTCTTTTTTTGTTATCTAAGAGTAATTCACGCTCGTCGGGGTCAATCTTCCCGTTTCCATTGAGGTCCCAAGCTTCCATCTCTTCCTTGTTCATAAAGATATCCTTTCACTACTCTGGAACTGTGGCTCAGTATTAGCAGTTTACCTTTTTTGTCATAAGCTGCAAACTTGCCATTTCGTTTCTCTACTGTTGCGGATTTACGTTTAGGCACGTCAAGGCCATACTTGAATGAGTTACCATAATCTTTGCTTTTTCTTTTTCAATTTCGCAACTCTCCAGATCCCCAAACGAACCGATTTGGTAATACCTGAGGTTGTCAGTATTTACAAAGTGCAAAAAAATCAAAACGTAAATCATGGAAAATAATCTCTCAAATTTAGCCAGCCCATGTAGTGGAGGTAGCCAGCGCTTCCTACAAACGTGACAGTAAGCAGTACAATTATTCCTACTATTGTAATCATTAATTCCTGCGCCGCAATCTGGTCCCTTCTGGCCTGAGCCTCTGCCTCTCGTTTTTCTTGTAAAACTTCCCGGCGTATTTTTAAAAGTGTCTGCCAGTGTGATGGGCCCAGACCCGATTGCCGGGGGTCACAAATGAAAGCTTTTAATTGCTCCTCAGCGTCGGCGGCGGCCCTAAGTTTCGCAAATCGTTCCATACTAATTTTATTCACGTCAGAGCTGGTAATGCCTTTTTTCTGCAATTTTTTCTTTGCATTGTCGGTTGCATCAAAAAATTGTCCGAGCTGCTTACTCAGGCCAGCCAAAGACTGCCCGGCGCTGATGCCTAATTTGATTGATGAGAGCAAGCTAATGGGGTCCATTTACATTGCGTCTTTACGAGTAAATTTTACAGTGTTTTCCAGTATCGCTATCCTAGACTGAAGCTTAACAATAGCCATCATATGGGCCGCCATACCTCCCACATCCTCATGGATCTGGTCTATTTCAGACCATATTGACCCGTCTCCACTCTCCATATCCTCATAAATTTCGACAAGAATATCTGTTATCTCTTCGATGTTTTCACTATTTTGCTCCACATCTCGAATAAGATTAGTCCTGTCAGCGGCGCTGTTAGACGCCGTGAGCACTGCAATGTCTTCTGTGAGTGCTTCAATGGTGGCAGCCTGTTGGCTCACCCACCACACGCCTCCGGCGAGCTGCATGGCTAATACACCCACTAGGGCTATAGGCAGACGCATATTTTCCATAGATATACTCCGTTTTCTCCTTCTTAACATATTTTAAAAATAATTAAAATAAATGCTTTTTAGGGGTTGATATTTATAGGTGTTAACATTAAGTTAACAGTATAGAGTTTTAAAGGAGAAAATAATGTTAGATCAAATTAATAATGCATTCGCAGAATTAGATGGGAAAATGCACGTTTCTGCGGTTGAGTTCGTTAAAGATAAAAAAGAAAATTATGCTAGATTGTATGATGAAAAAAATGAAGAGTTTAGAGAAAAAGTTGCTAAAGGAGAACTACATCCTAGACAGCGGTTCTTTAGACTTGAGGATTGGGAACAAAGCTATTTCGGCTCACAAGCAATGAGGAACATAATTAAGCATCGTTCTATGCAAGATAGCTTAGATATGGCTTACAAAAATGTTCAAGGTAAAATTGACCGACGCAATGCACAGATTATCAACGCATTAACAAAAAAAGAAGTAACAGAAATTCCAGAGTTTGAATTGGTTGAATACTCAAATGGCTTGGAAGGTTTCTTCGATGTAGCTGGTCACAAAGTACACATCCGAACAATCTTAGCTGGCGGTTATAACATTCAGTGCCTACACGCCAGAACTTTAGTAAACATTAGTTAATCAATCGGGGGCTACGGCCCCCACTTTAAAAGAGAAAAAAATGCTTACAATTAAAAAAATCATAAAAGAAATCGGAAACCCCTACCTCAGTTTATACAGAGGTAGCGGTTACCACTACTTCACTTACGATAACGGAAAGAGCGGTAACGATCTCATATACGGCGATCACAGTGTATGCGTCTATCGCTTAAATATGTGCAGCTTAGATTGGTGGGTTAAAGAGGGGCAGGATTTTATTAAAGAGATCGAAGAGGAGCAAGCTTGCAGGGGTTGCGATCATAATATCAAGATGTTAACAACTTGCTGACAAATGGAGGTACTAATGCAGACACAAATAAAAAAGCGCCAGCGAAAGCTTAAAGGCTACAGGCTGGAAGAAGAGCTGATTGCTCACATTGTTTATGAGGCGGAAAACCTAGGCATCTCTGAGAATGATTACGTCCGGGGCGTATTTGCTAAAGATGCAAAAGTTAAAGGGAAGAAGTTAAAGCATGATTATTGGCATTGATTGCGGTTATAAAACCGGGGGTGTTGGATTAGTAACCCTAGAGGGCTGGGCCGAGGTCCACGACTTACCCACTTACGACGAGGGTGGCGTGGACGTCAGGGCCCTCACTGACATTCTTTACAGTGTTGATAAGGTTAAACACATTTACGTTGAGAGACAGCATTCCATGCCTAAGCAGGGCGTCGTATCGACATTTAAAATTGGTTACGCATTCGGACAGATAACAAGCACTTGTGCACTATCCCGGATACCGTACACAATCGTAAACGCTAATTCTTGGAAGCGTTCACTAAATTTACCGAGAGACAAGGACGCGAGTAGGCGGCTGGCACAGCAGTGGTATCCAAATCTCGCGTCTCAATTAACAAGAAAAAAAGATGAGCACCGGGCTGAGGCCCTACTCATTGCTAATTATGGGAGTAAACAAATTGACTATCATTCCTAACATGGAAAACGAAAAGTATCACTTAGAGCCGTCACTCAGCGCCTCTGGTGCAAAGACAATAGCCATGAAGAGCCTAGCTCACTACAAGTATGCAGAGCCTAAGACTTCTCAGGCATTCGATTTAGGCACGGCTACTCACACGCTCTGTCTAGAGCCCCACAGATCCAATACTGTCTGGTGTGGACCTGAGACGCGCCGGGGTAAGGCTTGGAGCGAGAGAAGAGAGGAGGCCGAGGCTGCCGGGGCAATTCTATTGACCGAGGCAGAGTATAAGCAAGCCAATGAGATGGCTAAAGCCGTATGGGCAAATGAAGAGGCGGCTAAGATCCTATCGGGAGATATTATGATCGAGCCCAGCATTTTCGTAAAGGATCACGTCAGGAATGCTGACCTAAGATGTAGGCCGGATGCATGGCGGAAAGATATTGCCGCGATAATAGATTTAAAGACTACGATAGATCCCAGTCCTGCCGGGTTCGCTTCTCAGGCTGGAAAACTTGGCTATCACATACAGGATCAATTCTATCGTATGTGTATGGCCCTTGAGGGTCACGAGATTGACAGGTTTGTATTTATAGCCGTCGATAAGAATGGACCGCCCTATACTGTGGGCGTCTACGAGCTCGATGAGCGGTCACTGCAAGAGGGCAGGGCAGCCGTCGAATACGCGCTGGACAGATATGTCTGGGCGCAAAAAACCGGGTTATGGCCGTATGATTATGGGGAGTTGCAAACGATCCAGATACCGCCGTATACCTTTAAATTCACTGAAGAGCAAAATTAGTCAGGAGACACATATGCCAATTAAATTTGAAAGTGAAACAACCTCTGATATGTCTTACGTCAGAGTAAATTTACCACAGAATAAGTGGACCATTAAAACGCCTGAGGGTGACATTGAAGAGATTGATATGGGTAAGGGAATTGCCATTGATATTAAAAATGTTGTCTTAGGATGGCTACACATTGACGTGGGAGTGCGAGAGTTTCTCGCTTGGCCGTCACCGGGTCAGCAAACCGAAAAGCCTGAGGGGAGCCCACACAAGAAGGGTTTTGAGGTTGATTGCTGGGCCAATGGCCGTGAGGCACAGTTTAGCAATAATAGTTACGGTGCAAACCAGTTTATCGCTAAACTATATAATCAAGTAGAAGAAGATCCAAACTTTGCGACTAAAATTCCAGTCGTGCAAGTTACTACGTCAACTCCTGTTGTGATAGGTAAGGGAACCTCTTACGATGTAGGATTTAACATAGCTCAATGGATTGACCGTCCGAGCGGTGAGGATAAGACTGTAGAAGTGCAGCCAACCGCTGCCTCTAGTTACGAGGCCCCGGCTACACCGGCTGCGACGGCTACCGAGAAGAAAGATTTCGGTTTCTAAAAACGATGGCCCCGGTGAAATACCCGGGGCTATTCCCAGGAACTAAGTCAATAAAATCAATAACTTACGGGAGAAATAAATGTCTGAAGCATACTTTCAAAAGGTAAAGGAGAGCGCCGTCAGCGATGTTGCGCTGACTTTAAAGGGCGGTAGAAACGAGACACTCAATAAGGCTGCGTATGCGCTGGGTAGGCACGCACACTTGGCCCCGGCTAATATAGATTTAGCCATTATAGAATTACACACGGCTGCAAAATCAGTCGGCTTGCACGACTTAGAGATTAAGGCCACAATAGGATCCGGCTTTAAGCGTGGCGGAGAAAATCCAAAAATTTTAGAAAACTCAGATACTACACCATACACAGTATCGGAATTCGATAGATTGATCGGGCGTCTAGCCAGTAAGGAAATGCTGGTTCGAGATCAGGAGACGAGAAAAGATAAAATCAAAAAGGCTAACGAGGCGTGGGAGAGGGCTGTACCGATATCCCGGGATAATAAGGATGCAATACGCCCGGCGCTATTATACCTCAACTCACGGGGCCTGAGAGCGTCTACAGCAACGAATATAGCGCGATTTAGTCCTAACATATACGACGGGCCAGCGATTATCTTTCCTGCGTTCAATTCGGAGGGCGACGTGCAGGGCATACAGGCCGTGTTATTGACGCCTGAGGGCAAGAAGCGTGAGCACAATGGTATTAGTAAGTATAGCCGGGGTGTAATAGCCGGAAACGTTATGCGTATTGGTGACGAGCACGACGGGGCTGCAATCGTTATGGTTGAGGGCCCGGAGGATGCGCTGTCAATACATCAGGCTACGAAAGATAAAGTAGAGGCCGCTATCGTGTGTACATTTGGCAAGGCCGGGATGCAGTCGTACAACGTACCTAGAGCCTCAGACGTGACTATATGTGCAGATCCTGACTTAGACGTAGACAAATGCGCTGACGTGCTCAGTGGCGACGGTAGCACTTCTGTGTATGTCGTCAGGTTCAACGAGCTGGGCGTCGAGAACGTCGTCGATGCAAACGACTACTTGCAAGAAGTAGGCGAGGACAAGCTTCGAGAGGCATTGTCGCTGGCAAAACCGGTAGCGCAGGAGAAACAGGAGAGCATCGAGGCCGAGAGGCAGTGGCCGACGCCATACGATCCAATTGACCCGGCGAAGATCCCGGCGAGGCGTTGGATCTATGGCCGTCACTACATTCGCTCTAATGTGTCTGTACTGGCATCGGCTGGTGGCATTGGTAAGACTTCGATGCAGACAGTGGAGGCTCTGTCGATTGCGACGGGACAGTCTCTAATCGAGGACATGGTGCACGAGAGGTGCAACGTGTGGCTCATTAACCTCGAGGATCCGCTGGAGGAGATGCAGCGCCGGGTGGCGGCTGCCATGATGCACTATGGCGTCAAGGCAAAGGATGTTAAGGGAAAACTATTTCTCGACGCCGGGAGAGATCTAAAAATTATATTTGCAAAGCAGTCCCGGGACGGGCTCGATGTAGACGAGGAGCTCAGGGATTACATGGCCGACAAGATAGAGCAAAATAATATCGGCATGGTATTCGTTGACCCTTGGGTGGGTGCTAACCAGATTAACGAGAATGATAACGTGGCAATGAATGCGGCGATAGCAAGCGTCAGGGCGATTGCAGATAAAACGGATTGCGCTTTCGTATTGACACACCATATACGAAAAATGCACGGCGATGACGCGACGGTAGATAGTGTCCGGGGTGCAGGGTCACTCATAGGAGCCGCGAGGGCTGCGAGAGTTATCAACAAAGTAAGTCAGGAGGACGCGCTGAAATTGGGCGTCAGTGAACAGGAGAGCCTCGGAATATTCAGAGTTGACGACGGCAAGGCTAACTTGGCTCCACCGGCGGAGAAGGCCGTGTACAGGCGCATGGAGGGCGTTCAGCTTCCAAATGGAGAGTATGTCGGCGTGGCAGTGGCTTTTAAAATGCCTGACTTATTTGATGGCGTGACAGTCAAGGATGCAATGAAGGTGCAGCGAGTAGTCGGTGAGGCGCTGGAAAATGAGGATCCGTACAGAGAAAACATCCGGGCAAATATGTGGGTAGGAAATGCAGTGGCAAAAGTTTTAGACTTGGACGCTGAAAAGAAACACGAGAAAGCTAAAATTCGTGCTATAGTTAAGAAGTGGCTGGAGACTGACGTTTTGAGATTGGAGCCAGTTTATGATAAAAGACAGGGTAGAGACGTTACAGTCGTCGGCGTCGGCGCATGGATAACAGGAGAAGAGGCAGGACTATGAGTGAAGTAAAACCAGAAATAATTGCTAGGCTTGTCTACGATAAGGAGACTGAGATCTACGAGATCGAGTGGAACCACAGCAACCCTAAGACAGCCGACATATTTGTGAACAAAAGCAGACACGAGGCGATGAGAGCGTGTGACGATGGAATTGCAGATCTAACTTACTTCAGATTACTACTGCAAGAAGTGGAAAGGAGTGCTCCGACTTTACACTGAGGCGTTTCCTCAGTCCGAAATTGCGACTGAGGAAGAGTGCTTACACTGAGGAGAATACACCGCAAAAACCTTCCTCCTTAGTTATACGTATATATATACGTAACTAAGGAGGGAGTGAGGCGGATATATAAAACGACTGAGGAGAATAGTATCGTGGTAATGAAAAAGAGAACTAAACGAATAACTTTAACAGAAGCACAAAGAAAGGGACGTGATGTACTTGGTAGACCTGAGGGCGGCGCTCCACTTATTAAAGCAGAAGTTTATGGACAACTTAAACCGCTGGATCGTATTGCCCGGGAGAAAGTTGATAAATGGGGTGATACATTGCCTACGTTTGTGCCGCCAGAAATGGCTGGCCGTTTTGAAGCTGCTTACGAGGCGCTAGGTTACGCCGTCGAAGCTAACGACGTAATGGCGACTAATCAGATTGCTGGTCAACTTATGAGAGCGTGGGACGTTCTGGAAAAGACTGCAATTGAGGCCGGGCATAAGCCTCCGGCTGAGGATTGCTATTGCGTAGAGCTCGAGGGTGGCAGGATAGTTTGTATTGCGTCTAGGAATGCTCACATATTACGTGAAAAGTACAAGGACTGGATAGTTTACAGTTTCGAGGATGTTGCTAGAATATTATCTAATGATTTTACGGCTAAGTTTTTGGAGGAGGCTTACGATAGTTTTCCTAAGGCAGAAATAACAACCGTAATTAGGGATGGAATTGATAAATCAATCGACTGGTCAATAGGGGATGAGATACCGTGGTAAAAATGGATAGAGATGAAATTTTAAAGGAAGCAATGAAAGTCATAAATAATGACCGCAATGCTGATTATGGAGATGCAAGGGAAAATTTTGAAAACACTGCTAAGTTGTGGTCAGCTTACACTGGCTACGAAATAGGTCACATTGATGTGGCTGTGATGATGGTGTTGCTTAAAATATCTAGGATAAGAGTATCGCCTGATAAGGCAGATCACTGGGTAGATATTTGTGGATATTCAGCTTTAGCCGGGGAGATAGGATCGGATGGTAGGTAAGGTAGGAAAAGCTAAGATTGCAGTAATAGAAAAGATGGGAGAGGATGAGGTGCTAGACAGAATATCTACAGGCACTTCAGTTAGATCTCTTATGAAGGAGTTCGACGTTGGCTATAAGTTATTTGCTATGTGGCTCGACGCTGTTGATGGTAGGAGAGGCAGATATGAACAGGCATTATCAGAAGCCGGAAATTATTATGCAGAGCGTGCAGTTGACACAGCTCAAAACGCGCAGCCTGAGGATGTTAATGTGTCGAGATTAAAAGTTGACACTGATAAATGGATAGCGAGTAAACTTAATCATAAATACGATACGAGACAGCGCGATGTGGCTATAAATATAAGCGTTAATGACTTACACGCTCAAGCAGCGCAGTTACTTGGTGATGTTATCGACGGAGAAGCTGAGGAAGTTGAACCT